CGTAATCGCCTTTCTCTTTCGAGTATTGCTTATCCAACGCCGCATCCGCCTCATTCCAAAGAGAAACCCTAGTTCCTCGCGCCGCAACAGCGGTGGCCTCCTCATTGCTGGCAACGACTTTGCCAAACTTATCGAATTGAGGTTTTAGGCTTTGGTCATAAAACGATTGCAATTGAGATTTCTGCTGCATTGCCATTAAGGCCATGTTGACCTTCGTTCTAAGCTCGCTCTTCTCCTGATCCATCTTGGAAAAGATTTGACGAGCCCTTAACGCGTCTTCTTCTCGCTCCAATAGAGGCCAATATCTATCCTCAATCTCGGCGAGCTTCTTATTCATGGCCGCCTGAACGGCATTCATATCGAATGCTTGCCCAGGATCTACGCTTGCAGCATTACTCTCCGATCCTTTCGCCGCATCGGTGTTTCCCTTAAGGTTTTTAAGAGATTCCTCTGTGAGACCAATGTGAGGAGCCAATTTTTCGGCGTAGCCCCTCAACACTCCCATCGGATCATCTGCCGTCATGACATCGACAAGCGACTGCAAGACCGCGTTGTTTGCGCCTCTAAGTCCTTCGGTCAGTTCGAGACTCTTCGCATTAGCATCGCCCAAAATGGAATCGATTTTCTTAGCGACTTCTTCCTTGTACTTCTGAGGCACCCGGACATCATCCAATGAATACTCAACATCCAAGAGCTTCTGAGGAGTGTCATCGCTCGGCTCCTGCTCAGTCTCTTCCTGCTTCTCACCTGCTGCTTCTTTTTCGGCCCCAAGATGGGAATCCGGTACGTCATCACTGAAGAAAGCCTTCCTTGCGGCCGCCGAAGCGTCATCTTCTTCCTCAGGCGAAAAACTTGGATCGTCTTCGAAATTGGATGGCTCAGGTGGCGTAAAATCAGGCGTTTCAGTTTCAGTTGATGTCGTTTCTTGATCTAGCTGTTCCTCTGCCGCTGTATCCATAATGCACTCTCCTAAATGGTATGAGTTTTATTATCCGGCCCGAAATGGTTACCGGAGGTTTGAAATTAAACTTCTTGTGCAACGAAAATGTAATCTATATCCAGCTCGTTAGCTGCGTTTTCGCCGGTCAGTTGACAAATAGAAAGCCTCATCAATGCCGTTGGAATATCTGTTGAGATCGTAGCGACTAAAGCGTCATCGACGTAAAACTCAGCCTTATCCGTTCCTGTAACCTTGAATCCGGCTTTGACCCAACTAGCGTCAGACATAGTGTTGACACTCGCTTGATCGGAAGCCGATGAAGAGGCCGAAGACTCAACGTCCAGTAAGGCGTCTCCGTCATCACTTCGAAATCCAATGTAGTCACTTCCACGTCCTGCGATAATAGTCGTATCTTGAACGTGAAATCCGATGAACATATCTTGCTGAGTGACATCATTCATTTTAAAACGCGTTTCAAGAAATAGATTCTTTCCTGCAACCGGCGCAAAACTCTCACCCGTTGTTTCCGTATCACCCGTTCCGCCAAGTTGAATCTGCGTCCCATTATTTTCAGTGCCACCAGACGTGAGCCTTAAGACACCGTTTGCAATGTCTTCAATGTCTTGCAAGCTCGTTCCAACTTCCGTTGCAGTCCATGAATCGGCAACCCAATCGGTGAAGTGATTGATGTATTCTACATAGAGACCCGGCCTTCCGAACTTATAACCGTCCCACATAGTCCCCGAACCGGTAATCTCAAAGTATGTCTTGTTGAATAGTTGATCTGAGATAGTCATTTTCTTCTCCTTTAAGCATAACCAAAGCAGGAGGCCTCCAATAGACCCCCTGCAATCCAGTAAGGTAGGTAACGATTATTAGTTGGTATCCAGAACAGGAATGATGTCGCTTGCCTGCACCGAAGCATCCGTCTCCTCACAAACTCTGATTCTTGAAAGCCTTAGTAAGTTTCCAAAGTTATAGTTGCTCGTTAAGGTTGTGTGCGTTCCGTAGATGATTAAGTCATCGACGAAACCGGTTGGATTACTATCAAGCGTAACGCCTGGAATGGTTGTTCCGATTGTTCCGATGACGTTTCTCTCCAAAGCTACTTGAGTCGCTGCTGCTGCATCGATGATGCCTGCCGTAACGATGTCTCCAAACATATGTGAATCATGAAGTTTTAACCTGGCAACGGCTGCTTCGATATTGATGAAAGAATTGACCGCAACAACCGTGTTGTAAATTTGCAGATTCGATAACTCTAAATCGTCTCCGCCTGACGCCAAGGTAATGCAATCAACCGTGTTAACGGCTGTTGCCGATGGAATCATTTTGACGTTATCGATATGACAATCTGCAGCGGCAACGTTTATCAATGCAGTCGGCGCATCCGTTGTTACGATAGTTTGCTCGATATTCTTAATCGATTGGCCGGCAGCTTCGACGCTAAACATATCAACAGCTCCATTCAGCGTAATCTCTGGACGCCTATTGGCAATCTGAACTCCTTCGAGCTGAACATAGGAGGTCGACATAGTGAGAACTGCAGTCGTTGTCTCGGCATGAAAAGGTTCGACTAAAATCGTGTCACCTCGTGCCGCCGTGCAATCGCTGTAAGCTGAAGTGATAGTCGGTTTAGCCGAAGTCAGCCTTCGACCACTCCAGTTATCCGCGTCTCCAGAATAGTTTGAATCGACGTAGAATATTCTTTGGTCCTTGTGTACTCGACGCAATGCGTCGGTATGGACGTCATAATATTGTTCATTACCCTTCTGGGCCGCAAATTTGGATCTACTCATTGTCTTCTCCTTTTGACGAACTGGCTCCGGCGATTCGCTAAACTACAGCTCATCTTTCAAAAACCGTGCGCGGTCGACTTGGTTGTTAAGAATCTTTTGTTTCGTGAGTCTCGAATGTCGGAAGGCCTTCACCTTTTCCGGACCAAGTAACTGCCTCAACGACTTCTCTTGGCCTTCGATCGACTCTCTTTGCGAGGATCTTGCGTTCGTGCTTTGGCGTCATGATAGCGCCTTCGTGCTTTGAGTTGAATCCAAGATCGGAACAACGCTTATTTAATGCTTTTTCCGAGTGAACAACTTCACCAATGCCCACATGATAGAATGGATAGATTTTTTCAGTAAACGTCGGCGACGAGTTTCGGAACGCGACAATCTTCTTCGTTCTTCCAGACTTGCATTTTTTACATCTCGGAAGGCCGGATTCCTCTTGTCTTGAATATACTGCTTCAAAAACCGTCTCGCATCCTTCCTCCAAGCACCTGAAGTCATGAAGAACTCCCACCTAGACTACCGGGCCTTGCGGTTGCGTTTGCCTTGTCAGTGCCGCTATTTGTTCCGGAGTCGGTGGTTGAGCCGGTTGATTGTTGCCTGGAGCCTGAAGTCCTGGACCGGCACCGCCTGCCTCGGCACCTTCTTTATCAATCTGAGCTTGATTGTGAGCTTGCATATGGAGCTTAACGCGCCGCAGCAGAGCTTCGGCTTGGTCAGATTGTTGCATCAATTGCTCGATCTTGCCTTGAGCTGCCTCCAAAACCTGCTCCGATTGAGGCGCGCCAGCCATCATCTCCGGTATCAATTGCATACCAGCCTGAAGCTTCTGAACTTCCGCTTGAACGTCACCTAATTGCTTCTCCAACTCACGTCCGAGAGGCAAATGGATGATGTGATGCTCGGCATGGTCGTCCTTTTCATGCGGTTCCGGCACTTCCATGCCGTTTCGAAGCATCTCATTCTCAACGACCGCCGGAATCTGAATCGGACCACCCTTGTCAAATTTCTCTAAATCAACGCCATTTAGCTCGAAAAGCTCAGTGATCACTTTACCTATGTCGTGATCTTCGATGAATTTCTTGAACATCAATTCGTTGCCGGCGATGGCCACAAGGGAGCGTTGCAGTTGAGCCGCTCTGACTTCCTTCGGCTGATGGATCATCTCATCGAGATTGATCTCGAAATCGAACTCGCCTTGGAGTCTTTCCTTCGGAATGCCCAAGAAAGGCAGCTTTGGATTGTAACCGATTTGGCTCTCTAGCTGCTGAATGAAGTCGTCGTCGAACTCCTCATTGGCCACGTTGTAGAAGTCAATTGGCTCGGCGAAGGCTTGAATCATGGATGAGAACCTTCGGATTATCTCAACGGAGAAATCAGCCACGAATGATCGGTTGTCCTCGACACGAATCGATGCGCTTGAGCGGATGATCTCGGCTTCAGTCGCCTTCCGAGTGAAATCGCCACCACCTTGCTGATAGTCCGTGATGCCGAGAGTAGTCCTAAGCTCTTCCTTGTGGACATCACTCATGCGGTAGTGATCCTGACCCATTGACGGCGTGCCTTGGATCTTGATCTTGTTGGCAAATCCATTCCGAACCGAGAGCCAGAAGCCATATGGTGTCCGAAAATACTTCTTTCTCTCGTCTTTGGCGACCGCACCCTCTTCAGCGATGATGCCGGTCCCGAAGTTGTCCATGTGATGGACTTCACGAGTCCTCATGCGGTTCAAAGCAAGAACTTGGTCCTCAACTGGTTGAATATCGGTGATTCCGATCAGATCATCGTCATCTTCATCGATCACAAGAGGCACGAACGATGACCCTTCGAAGGGATAAGGCTGCTCGGACGTATCGGCCATGAAGAACCAATCTTGACCCGGCCCATCGAGCAAGACCCAATCGATCGTATTCTGCTCCAAGTCGTGATATTCGAAGAACTCGATCTGCTCCAGCGTCGTTCCGGCGTACATATCCATCGAGGAGCGGCCGGTTTGCCTATCACGATCGATAATGTGTTGCGGAAGGTTTCCAACGTGACC